TTCCCACGTTGGTTTTGTGGGTTTAGGAGCGGTTTTTACCGCAACCTCTTGAGGTGCAACCTCAACAGTTTCTACTGCTTTAGCTTTTTTAGCCATAATATAATAAAATTAAATAGTTAATAAGGGTAACAGTTACCCCCGTTGTTTTAACGAGGGTAAACATTACCTCTGTTTGAATTATGCTCCTTTGAAAATTACGAAGTTATTCGCAGCTTGTACACAAAGACATCTTTCAGATAGGAAGTTTACTTCCATGGCATCTAGATCAGATGTGAAAGCTCCTCCAGCAGAACCAGTTAACCACTGCTTCATTCTACGGTCGTCAGCTTGTGAAGCTCTATAACGCACGTGTAAGAATGGGCGACGGATATTAGTTCCTAGTACTTGATCGTAAACAGTTGAAGTTCCTGCAGGTATTAAAACACCTTCAACGCTAGCTGAAAGAGTGTCATAAGCACCGCGCGTAGAAGCGTCGTTTAAGTATTTCCAATCAGTTTTATAAAAATCATAAGAACCTCTACGGAAACCGCTGAACCCTAAGTTCAATGCCATTTCTTCTGAGTTTTCAAATAATCCATAAGCAGTACCACCATTAGCACCAGCTGAAATACCAGCTAACATATCATCAAAATCTAAAGCAGTTTGGCGATTTAAGAAAAGCATGTTTTCTTCAATTGCGCCTTGTGTATCTAGATTTTTCAAAATAGCGTCAAAACTAGCAAGTCCATTCGCTGCGGTAAATCCAGTATTTATATTACCACGATCTTCAATAGCAGCAAATAAACCTTGAGTACCTTTGTATCCAGCAGCGTAAGCAGCACCTTGAGTTCCACCTCCAATGTCAGCTACAGCTTCTTCACCTTCAACCATTGCCATTTCTAGGTAATCTTCGAAACGTAAACGAGTTTCAGATTCAGCTTTTAAATACCATAAGAATCCAGATGTACCGTCTTCAGTAGCAACTTCAACCCACCCAATTTGAGCCATGTCAGAACCATTAATTACATACTTGTCTCTAATGATAATTGGTGAATTTGAAAATTGAGTAAACGAAGGAGTAATAGTCTTGTATCCTGTAGTATCTGCCAAGCCTGTAGAGTTTGTAATAGAAACTCCTTTAGCATACTCAGAACCATATACAAATATTTTTAATCCACCGTTAGAATCTAAAGCAGAAAGATCAGCAACTCCGTAAGGTGCAACTACTAAAGTAGCAAGATTACCAGCTTGACTTGAAGCAGTTACAACAGCTTTTTGATCAGTGTTATTCACGTCGTCTAAGATAACAATAGTATCTCCAGCTGAAATAACGTTTTGAGTAAAAGTCTGATTTGATCCTCCAACAGCGAAAGTAAGCTCATTATTAGCCCCTCCAACAGTTCTAGTTACATCGTTGTAAGCGACGTGTAATCTATTTTGTTCAGACCAAATTACTTGATCAGATGTCATTGGCATTTCAGCGCCAACCATTTTTAAAAAGCCAGAAAGCGTACGGTTTCCGTAGCGCTCTACTTCTTGTTCATAAATTTCAGGTAAATACTGCTGAGCAAATGTATCAGTGTCTCCAGCGGCAGTACCATCGTTAAACTTTAACCAGTTGCTATCGTTTAACTGTTGTTTTTGACTTGGCTTAATAGAGCCAAAATCGTTATTTAATGCCATAATTTAAGTTTTTAGTTAAATTTTTTAGTTTTTATTTTCAGTTTTGTAGAATCAGCGCCTGAAATTGCTTTAACTTTAAATCCATTTAAAAACACATCACCTTGAGTAGTCCTAGCTTTAGTGTCACTCAAGTTTTTTGATTTGTTTACAACTTCTTTAATAGCATCTGCTTTTCCTTGCTCGTAAAAGTGAGAGGCAATCTTATCTACGTTTTCAGCAGCATAAATAGCTTTGTGATAACCATTAACATCTTTAACACCACCATTTTCGTCTAGGAACTTCCCAACGAGGTTTGTTATATTAGACTGGTTTTCTGCAACTTTATCTTTGTTTTGAATATTATACTTATATTTCTTTTCACCAACATTGATATCAAAACCTTTGAAATCATCGCTAAAAAGCTTTTTTGTATTATTCTTAAACATTTGATGCTGTTGCTCAGCTTGTTCTTGCTGCTTATTATATCTATTGAAAAAATCCATAGCTTTTTGCTGTTCCTGAGTAACGCCCGGTCTCAACTTGATCTCGTCGTAATATTTACTCTTGGTTTCTTCCAAAAAGTTTTTGGCTTTTGCAACTTCTTCCTTGAATGCAAGTTTCTTTTTTCTCGCATCTCTTTCCTCGTCTAAGTCTTCATCAATAACAAAATCTTCTAATAAAAGATCTATATCGTCAGACTCTAAATAAGGCTTATTTTTTTTGTAATACTCTTTTAATAAAGTAACATCGTCAATGCTAGAGTAATCAGCATTTAAACGAGTATAATCTTCTATTGTTCCACCTGTTTCTTCCATAAATGAAACTAGCTTTTCAATATTCTCTGGCAATGGTTTGCCTAATACTTTTTCATCTCTTATAGCTTCTTTAACTTCTGCTTCAACTTGTTTAACCTCAGCTTCTGTTACTTCTTGGATTGGAGAAAACTCTTCAGTTTTTTCTACATTTGTGCTATTTTCGGATGGTTCTTCAACAGATGCCTCTTTCGTTTCTCCAACTTGAATAACATCTTCTTGTTTTTCTTTTTTAATTTCCACTTTAGTTACGTTGCTTTCTAGCCCTACTAAAGGTTCTTTGGGATTAACATTTACTTTAGTTACGTTATCCTCTGTTTGAGTTAATTTTTTAGGTGTTTTCTTTTTTGTTTTTAATTTAAACTCACCTTCCTGTTTAACAGGTTCATTTGTTTTTACTTCTGACATAATATAATATAATTAAATAATTAAATAACGTTTTACATAAATGCGTTAACGTCCTGCTGTTGTTCAAAGTTTATTGGTAAGCCATCGTTGTTTCTTTGACTTATCATTTCACTTTGTTGCGTACCTTCTATCTTTATACGCTTATCTTTTCTATCTTCTTTTTGTTGTTCTTTTTGAGCTTGACCTTGAACCTCTAATTGCTTCAACTGCATGTCCTGCTCGAACTTTATTTGCATTTTGTTTAATTCAAATTGATTAGCTATTTGCATTTTTTTAATCTCCATTTGAGTTCTAGCTTGTTCGTATTGAACTTTAGAACCGCTAATAGCCTCTTGCTTTTGAACCTCTGCCACAGCTGTTCTTTCTGCTGTTTGAGCTTGAGCATCTGCTTGGGCCGCGATGTTTGCTTGCTGTGCTTCTTGATCTCTAATCATTTTTTGCTTACGCTTTGACTTGAGCATTTGATTGGCAAGTTTAAGATTTTTAATTTGTCTTAAATCTATTGCGTCATCTAGATCAATGCCTCCGTTTTGCAGAGCGACTTGTATATTTTGTTCTAATTTAGCCTGTTCTTCTTCGTCTGGTTCTAGCTCTAAAAATATACCAAAATCATGTAAATTTAAATCACCTATTTCTTCTAGTGTTTTAACGTTAAATAGTGATATAGAATTTTTTAAAGACTCAGCGGTTAAAGGAAAGTTTAGAGCGTCTGCTATTTTTAAAGATACATTTTCAGCTAATCTAAGAGTTATATATAGACTTGACTGATTTATATGTTTAGTAGCTGTATTAGAAGCACTAGCCGCTAGTTTTTGTAATCCTACCAATGTATTGCGATCAGGTAGACTACCATCTCTAGCTTCATTAAGTCCGGTTACATCCCGTATCATCTGCAAATAATATTGATACGTAGTTATTAGACTTTGTATTTTAGCATTACCTCCACTAGTTTGAAGCTCTTGAATTGGCACTTTACCAGGATTCATGTCACCGTCCTGTGTTAGAGATCTACCAACAATACTACCAGTTTGAAAATACATGTTTAACGCTTCAGCTGGATTATAGTTAGTACCATTGCCGAGATCAACCTCAGCTAACCCGTCCATATCTAAATAAACACCGTCTGGCACCATACGCGCTAAGACTTGTTGAAGCTTTAAGTGCGTAAGTTGAATCATATCAGCAAAACCAACGCATTTGCTAACTAAGCTTTCTATTCTACCCTTGTACATTCTAGGCGCACAAATAGCATAATTCATTTCTACTTTTGTAGTATCAGCATAAGGTCTAGACATATTTTCTGCTAAACCCCATTTTAATATTTGATCTGTACCTAAAACTTTAGCTCCGCTGTATAATACTTCTATTGATCTTGAAACTCTTTCAAAATTATCGTTTTGAGGTGGATTAAATGTGTCATCTTTTTCAATGGCTTTCATCAACCCTTGATCTGTTTGCTTTATTTTGAAAACTTGATTATGATATGTTTTATAATCAAAGTATAAAACTTGCACGGTATTCTCGTCGTATCCTCCCCAGCCAGTAACATATTGTCTATTGCCAGGAGTTTGCTGTATACGTTCTAGTTCTTTTTCAGATATATTTGGAAACTCTTTTTTAAGTTCAGGTATAGTTATAGACTTAACTTCGCCTACGTAATATATATCATCAAAATTAGGATCTTCAGTATAAGAATATACTACATAAGCTGGATCTACGTAGTCTAAAGTAATGCCATTAGCTGTATTAAAACTAGTTTTAGCTACAGCAATACCGCAAGTAACTAAGTCCATGTTTAGCCTACGTCTTATTAAATCATATTTGTTCTGGGCAAAGATTGTTGATATAGCTTCTTCTTCTGCTATTTCAATAGACTGTTTGTATTTTAGCTGCATGTGCAGTTCTAACTCGTCTTCAGATTCAGGTACTAAACTCGAGTCTGAGCTTTGAAACATATCAACACCAAGAGTTTGTTTTAAGTTAGCTAAAAATTCTTTAGACAACATGTCTTCGTAAAGTCTAGACGCATAATTAGTTCTTTTCTTTAATGAAGAAGGATCTTGTGCGTAAGCTTTTATTTCATATGCTTTTTGAGATATACCATTTACTACAATATCCACAAACTTAGATAAAATAGGTACAGGCGTCCAGTCTAAATTAAGATAAGACAAATCACCATTAATAGATAATTCATCTTTATATTTTTGAACTGGCTGTTCGCCTCTAGCGTACAGTCTAAGGCTATTAAAGTTATTCCAGTTAGTTAAATATCTATTACCATTTGTTCTACCTGATCTAAACCACTCGTATTCTATAGCCATTGCTACCTGGCTACCGTACTCTAAACTAGCTTTCTCAGCATCACTAACTACTTGGCTAGGAAAAGAACTATTTGAATTAGTGTATATATTCATTTAACTTATTATTTTTGATGTAGTTCCCCTGTTGTCATATCTTTTGATACCCAAATCTACAGGTTTTATAATTCTTCTATTTACTGGTGAATATCTATGCTTATTGCAAGCCATAAGAGCTAAACCAGAGCTAATAGAAGCATCGTGTTTTGTTCTATTGTTTATATTAAATTTAGCCCAGTCTTCTAACGTTCTTTGAAAATAGACATCACCGTATCCAGTTTCTTTTAATCCAACAAAATGCTCTATGTATGTTTCTATAGCAGAAGCATGAGCCTGTTTAATATCTTCACTAGAGTTTGGTATACCGCCTAATTCTCTTTCTGTTACAGATAGTTTATTATATTTTCTATCAGGTCTATTCATTGCAAAACCTCTATACCCTCTACGCTTAAAATAATATAGAAGCCTTGGTTTGTTATTCTCTACTAATATTGGCATACCATAAAATACACACGCCATTAACACATCTTCAAAAAATATTTCAGCTGTTTGAGGTCTAGCTATGTATTCTAGGAAAAAATGATTAGAAGGCGCGTCTTCCATTGAAAATTTAGTTAAGCCGTGTAAAGATCCTTTAGAGCCTCTTTTATCTACAGTACCTGATATGTCATAAGGGTCACAACCAAAAGCACCTATATGCTCGTTGCTAGGGTAGTTGATATTATTTTTTTTATATCTTTTATTTTGTAAATGAACCGCAGGTACCCAAGTTATTAAAAATCTTCCACTATTATTAGGAACAAATACAACGTTTGTATCTTTCTCCCCATTCTCCCATTGAAAAGAACCTTTTGTTACATTTATAGAATTTTTAAGATCTTCATTAAAATCTATCTGCTCGTATATTTTAGTTAGATTAAATAAAGATTCTTTTGATTCATCTCTAAAAGCATGCTTAGTAGTTCTGGGAAACTGTCTATAAAACTCATTTAAAGCATCTTGATCTTGCTTCAATCCTTCAACTTCATTGTCCCAATACTCTATTACACCTAAATCTATTTCCTCACCTTGAGGCCCTTGTACTGGTTTTTTAGGTGTTTCGAAGACAGGTAATCCATAAGAATCAATGTATCCTTCGTAATTCCACTCCATAGGTACAAACAAGCTATATAATCCAGAGCGAGTTTGTCCATTCGCATTTCGTTGAGTGACGTCCGAGTCATTGTATAATTTTTTAAAGTTATCACCGCCTTTGTCTAATGAG